ACTGGACAAAATTTACAATTCAAACTATGTTACTGTGGACGCAAACAAATAAAAGACAGTATATCTTATAGGTATTTAAATGATGATATTTGGCTATCCTCAAAAGAATACCTGAAACTGTTAAGAACTAATATTTTATAGGTGTATTAAATAAATAGCCTTCCTAAAACTATTGATTTTATAATCAACCCACCTATAAGAAAGAGAAAATTATGAAGTATAGATTATTGTTTATCGGTCTAGTCTCAGTCTTGTTTGCTTCATTAACAATGAATGTTATTCATTCAGAGTCACTAGATGCTGCTAAAGAAACAATACAAATTAATGAGATGGTACACTCAAGGGTTATCAATAGTTTACATGATAGATTAATGGAATTGGAAGATTAAGGGCGAGTAAAGGTTTCGACTACATAAAGAAGATTATATTGGCAAGTAGTGGTTAATCGACCGGCCACTTTAAAAGTCGATTAAACGCTTTAACTGGCGAAACTCAGTTAGCACTTGCTGCCTAACTAAAACGGGCAGTAACAGACTGCGATACCGAATGAGGGTAGGGATCAAAAGTCTGTCGTTAAATCCCTCTGCACTTACAATATCCAACGGGTTGTAGGTTAAGAGCAGTTGGTAAGATGAGATTAGTCTTGTTTATTCTGTACTCTCATTTAACTTATGAATAAAATAAACTTGTAGAAAATGTAATTTGAAATATGATAGGACAGGGGTTCGACTCCCCTCTCGTCCATTATGACTAGAAAAATTTGTTCATATTGTGGTAAAAGGAAAAACAAGGGGAGTTTTCCTAAACATAGTATGTACAAAGACAATCTTGATAGTCGTTGTAAAAAATGTGTTAAAAAACAATGCAAAGTTCGCGGAAAACTTCATAAAAAAGCACCAAATCGTCCAGAAGTTTGTGAGTGCTGTAAAAAAGTACCTTTAAAATGGTGTTTGGATCACGACCATTCAGATAATTCTTTTAGAGGTTGGATTTGTGAGCGTTGTAATACTGGATTAGGAAAATTAGGAGATTCTTTAGACGGTGTAATTAAAGCTGTAAACTATTTAATCATGTCAAAAAATAGAATACAGCAAAATGAATCTACAAAAAAAATGGATCGAACATCTCAACGAAAATAATATGATTTATACAGAGCATCTTATTTTTGCTCTTTTTTATGGATGCTCTTGTATATTGGCTGGAATTCTTTTAATTATACATTCTATATTGCCTTGTTTTTTCCCAAAAGCAGGAAGCAATTTAGTCAGAAGTTTAAATAAACGATTCAAGAATAAAAACTAGACTACCGATACTTGACAACAAGATCGCTTTGTGGTATACTAGAGAAAACACAGGAGAATATTTGGATGACCCACGATTTTAATTATGTTTGGGATATGGTTAGTGATCTTAGGGCGACTAGCAGCACTATTGATAAGCAAGGGATTATTGAGGATTATTGTAATCATAATTCTGAGGCTGCAAGTTTTGCTAAGAAAATTCTTCTCTACACTTATCATCCTCTTTGGCAATATAATGTCACAAGTGATAATCTCAAGAAGAAAAACTCTTTGAGGGGAAAGTCTTATAAGAATTTCTTTGGTCTGCTAGACGACCTAAAGAGTCGCAAAATTACTGGTCACGATGCTATCGGAGCAGTCCATACTTTTATTGATAGTCAGTCAAATAAAAATCATATCGAAGAACTCATTTATTGCATCATTGATAAAGATTTGAAAACTCGTGCTGGAGATAAGATTATCAACAAGGCTATTCCTGACCATATTCCAGAGTTTAGTGTTGCTCTTGCTGATAAATACGAGCCTAAACTTGTAGATTGGAAGGACGGTTGGTATGTATCTCGCAAAATTGACGGGGCCAGATGTATCGCTATTGTTGACGAAAATGGTGATGCTTCTTTCTTTTCACGAACCGGAAAATCTTTTGATACCCTTGATATTGTTGCTGGTGGAATCAAAGCACTGGGAATTACTAATGTTGTATTTGATGGTGAACTTTGTCTTGTGGATGATGAAGGTAATGAAGATTTTCAGGGAGTTATGAAGCAACTGAAGAAGAAGGATCATACTATTCCTAATCCTTCATACAAAATTTTTGATATGGTTAGTCATGATGAATTTTATAGTAAGAAAGGCGAAAAAAATAAGCCATATTCTATTCGTTTGGCTAATCTAAATGAAGTTATGAAAAAGAATGAGTGTCCGTGCCTCACTGTTCTGTATCAAGAACTAATTGAGGATGACGAACATTTTGCTGAATGGTCTGTGACAGCAAAAAATGATGGTTGGGAAGGTCTGATGGACAGGAGTTCTATTGTAATCCATCTAAAATTCTTGGCAAAATTATTACTGTTCAATATTTTGAAGAAACAAAGAATCAAGATGGTGGGATTAGTTTACGATTTCCAACATTTAAAATTTTACATGGAAACGACAGATTGATTTAGTGTAATAAATATAATGATGAGATTATATTTATGTTACAAATATTTAGATCAAAATATGAATGGATATTTGATTATACTATTTATGGAGAAAGACACTCTGGCACTAATTTCTTAGAAAGTTGTATAAAACAACAATTTGGATTAGATATTACTTATTTCTATGGATTTAAACATTTTTTTGGTTGGACTAAACCAGAAATTTTAACCTATAAAGCAAGACATACTTTATTTTTAGGGATTACTCGTCATCCATACGATTGGATTTTAGCACTACAAAGACATCCTCATCATATACCAAAAGAGAATCTAAAATTTCCAGATTTTTTATTAAATGAATGGTATTCGGTTAGAGGAAAAATAGAACTTTTAGAAGATAGAAATTATACAAATAAACAAAGATACAAAAATATATTCGAATTACGAAAAGAAAAATGTATTTATTTATCAGAAATTTTACCAGTAATAATAAATAATTATGTTTTAATGTCTTATGATGATTTAAAATACAATCATTATCAAACAATGAATATTATTGGAAATAGATTTAATCTAAAAACTATAGGAACTCCTCCTCCATTTTATGGTAAAGATCCAATCGAATTATCTCCTGAAATAAAAGATATAATAGATAATAATATTGATTGGAAAGTTGAAGCAACTTTGGGATATTTTCCAAAATAGACTGTTGACAACAACGTAGACTGCCGATACAATGGTAGAAACAGCAATTGGAACACAGGAGCAAATTGGAAATGATCGTTTTTAATCAGCATAATCAGTCAAATTATTCTACAACAAAAGCAGATGAATTTTTTAAGACTTTTCCGCGAGACAAAGTAGTTTCATACAAAGAATATTGGGAGAGTGTTCGTCCTCAGAATGTTGAGGATATTTTTCGTCGCTATCTTTTTGCCTATTGCAGCGTCCATACTACATGGAAAGGTAATTGTGCAGGATATACTGCTATCAAGAACTTTAATGAGTGGATTGACAATAAGGAAACACTACTGAATAAACTTCATAAGAGTGGCGTTGGACTTCACAATAATAGAACCAATTATATTTGGGATTTTAGCGAGAAGTTTTGGGCTAACCCTAAAAATTTTTATTTTACTAGCAAGAAGGGTCATATTAAGAAACGTGACAGTATCTTGAACAAAATTAGTGGTATTGGTCTGGCTAAGATTAGTTTTGCTCTTGAAATGATTCATCCTAATGAGGCAAGAGTATTGTGTGGAGATGTTCACCAACTCAGACTTTACGATATGGAACATTTGAAGTATAATAAGAGCAAGAGTGGCTCAACCATGTATAAAAAGATGGAACGTCATTGGATGGTAAATTGTGGTAAGCACAAGATCCCATCTTATATTGCCCGTTCAATTTACTGGGATGCTTTGCAAAAGAAAGATGATAGTAGATATTGGAGTTTTGTTCTGGAGGATTGATTATGAGCGAAAATGGAAAAGGATCTAAAAGAAGGCCAAAATCAGTAGACCAAAAAACATGGGATGAAAACTATGAAAGAATATTCAGAAAAAGCAAAAATACTAAGCATGGTAAAATTCGAAAAAAATAAAACTTTGTTCATGCTTTGCGATTGTAAGAATGAGGTTTTAGTTTTAGAGTATGACCATGAATATGATTTTACTGAACTTTCAATATATGAAAGTATATCATCCTATGGTTATAGAATGTCGTTTTGGCAGAAATTACGCTACATTTATCGGATTCTGGTAAATGGTGAACCATATTCTGATCAAATTATTCTCAATAAAGAGCAATTAAAAGACTTGTCCTCATTTATAAATGGGTGTATATAGGATAGTCTCATAATAAATTAGGAGGCTATTTATGATAATGAAAAATTATGTTACTGATGAACTAATTAATAAAGTACATCGTCTTAGTCAGGCTCTTAGTCAGGCTCTTAATCAGGCAGAGTCTATAATTAAAACTCTTGAAGAAGAAAATAACTCTTTAAAAGAAACATTATCATCAATTTATCGTAGAGAAAATTTAGTAAATAATGACTTTTTGATAGAAGTATAAATATATGGATCGTTTAACAAAAAGTAAAACTAATAAAATGATTTTTGGAGTTTGTGGAGGAATAGCAAATTGGACTGGTATTGATTCATCAATTATAAGATTAGGATTTATACTAGGAGCTATTTTTACTGGTAGTATTTTATTTTGGATTTATTTACTTTTAGGAATTTTACTTCCAATACAGGACTAATGATACATTTTATTGCGGACACCCATTTTGGGCATAGAAATATTGTAGGATATTGTAATAGACCATTTCAAACAACTGAAGAAATGGATTCTATTATAATTGATAGTATTAATTCTACAGTTAAACCTAAAGATACTTTATATTTTTTAGGGGATTTTTGTCATAGGGGTGGCGATCCTAAAAAATATCGCAAACAAATACATTGTCAAGATATTCATCTTATTCTTGGAAATCATGATAATGAAGAAAATTTTAGTAAAAAAGATTTTTCTTCGATAGGATTAATAAAAGAAATAATCTATTGTAATAAAAGAATTATACTATGTCATTATCCAATGAGGGCATGGAATAGAAGTTATCGTAATAGTTGGATGTTATATGGTCATGTTCACGGTAGACTTCACAAAGAAGATATATCGTTAGGACGTTACACTCTTGATGTAGGAGTTGATAATAAAAGAGAGGGTCTACAATTCGGTACTCCTTGGAGTTTTAAAGAATTACAGAAACTTTTTTCTCAGAGATCGAAAAAATTCTCAAGAGTCCCTATTGACAGGCCGATACAAGATGTTACAATGAAGAAGTCGATGCGAGAGGATCAGTCGAGCGACTGACTCGCAAAGACAAAAATTGGAAGTGATTTGGAGGTTGATTATGGCTGAAGTTACTATGGTTGAAAAGCAGAGTCGTGTTCGTTGCAGTGATGAACAGTTTCTTGAGGCAGTTTTTTCCAGCAAGACTTATGCTGAAATTGCGTCTAAGACAGGCCAGAAGGTAGCAACTACTGCTGCACGATATTCTCGTGCCAAAGAGGCTCTTGCTAAGAAGGGTATTGAACTTCCTGAGATGGAACGTGCGAAGCCCGTTAAGACGATTGATAATGTTGAGGCTATGGCAGAGGTTGTTCGTCGCCTCAAGGCTCATGCCAACGGTTGATTAAAAACCAAAGGGTGATCGGCTACAACCCTTAAATGGTTGAGGCACAAAAAGTATTCAACCTCAAATCATTACTTGTTGTAGTCGGTCACTTATATGGGGCTTTGGCGAAATAGGCAGACGCAAGGGACTTATACAATTTGAGTGCATAAGGAGAAATCTTTATAGTAGAACCTGTCAAATTCGGTGAAGGCTTAACTGCTAATACCGAGCCAAGCATAGAAATATGAAGGTGTAGAGACTTGACGGCAGGAACCTAAAATGAAAATTATGGTTAAGATAAAGTCCAGACTACAAACCGAAAGGGTAGTGAAAACTATAGTAGTAAGAAAATCCCTCGGAGAAATCCATGTGGGTTCGATTCCCACAAGCCCCACTATTTATTTTTTGCACGATAGTTGTCAGTTAAAGCATGACAGTTAGGACAAAGTAATTCAAGATTGGATAAAGTATTATTTAAATTATTACCATCTTTATGATGTAGTTCAATAGGAATAAGTTGATTAAGCCAAGTTTTTTGTTTACAGTTATTGCATTTGTGTTCAAAAATTTGTTCTTTGATTAGTCTCTTTTTAAGTTTCCAACTTTGTATAGTTTGTTTATTAGAAAGATAATCTTGAATAGATCTTTTTGGACCTAATTTTTGACCTTTATTCCAACCCTGTAAAGTAAAATGAGAAATATCAATATTATACAATTTAATATGTTTCTTTAGACAGGCATAGTTTCCTCCTGCTGGAGCGATATTCATTTTTTGTAGACATTGACGATAACTAAAAGATTCTGAACAAATTTTAGATAAATTTTCTTTGGTATAATGATGTTTGTTATTCATAATCGGTTCCTCTTGACATTCAAAAAGCAAACGCTAAAATAGATATACACCAAAACCTTTTAAGAACAAGGAAATCAAATGAGCAAAAATTCGCTAGAACTATACAAGATTGGCAGCAAAGTTAAGTTAGCAGATGATGTTTATGGAACTATTATTAGTATTCATATTAGTGGTGACAATAACGTGAGTTATGAATGTGGATGGTGGAACGCTCGTTCTTATTCTACAGAAAGTTTTTCCGCAAACGATATTGAAGTTACAGTAGCGGAAAAAACTAAAATCGGATTTGCGTGATTTATGGATAAAGTTTCTAATCCACTAGACTATCTCATAGAGTGCTGCGAAACCGCCATTAATACTGGTAAATGGAATCTTACTAAATTTACAGTTCTTAATGCTAAAGATGAACTTCGTCGTTTGAGAGAATCTAAAAAAGATTTGGCGATTGAAGCATATAATGCTAATCAGTTTGCTGTAGACGAGATGAATCGCAATCTTGATTATCAGAATATTGCTTGGGCCAGCATTAATAATCGTGGAGATTTTTATAATCTGACTTTGCATTATAATAGATTCTCTAATCAGGATGCTTTGATCCCGTTATATTGCAACAAAAAGGAGTTTCAAGAAAAGTATGGTAAGTTATCCAAACAGACTCTTTAAGGGATGGTGTTCTAATGAAGGTAATCCACGATCTCATATTCTTCATTATAATAT